TTGCGATTGCTCGAGGCTACAGACCAAAACAGCAATGGCTTCAAAGATTTGATTCGCCACGTTGACGACTCGCTAGCCATCGCGCTGACGGGCAACAACCTCACAACCCAGATCGACAGCGGCAGCCTTGCAGCTGCCCAGGCTGGTGGCGAGGTCAAGCGCGAAAGGACGGCTGGCGATGCGCAGATGCTATCCACCGAGCTGCGCAACCAGGTGCTGAGCTGGTGGGTTGCGTACAATTACGACAATGGCATAGAGCTTGTGCCATGGCCACACTGGGACGTCGCGCCACCAGTTGACTTGAAGTTGACGGCAGAGACGCTTGAGCACCTTGGCAGGGCCGTGGCAGGCTTGCAGGCTGTTGGTTTGACCATCGACGAAATCGAGCGCTTTGGCGTTAGCAAGTCCGATGATGCGCCTCCGATGGGTTTTCAGCCTGTGCAGCAGGAGACTAACGTAAGGTTGGCCAGTGGTGACACTAGCAGCGCATTTGTGGCCGGCCAGCAGTATGCCGATGACCTGGTTGACGAGGGCATCAAGCGCAGCAAGGGCAAGGTTGGCCTGCAAGAAGTACTGGCCATTGTCGCCAGCAGTGGCAGCTATGAGCAGCTGCGCGAAAACCTCCGCACAGAATATGCAGACATGTCAGCCAGTGGATTTGTCGAGCTATTCGAGCGGGCGTTGATTCTCAGCGAGCTTGCTGGACGTTTTGCTGTCTTGGATGAGCTATGAGCGCAGCCGTTAAGCTGCAGGACGATGCTAGGCCAGCCGTTGGTCTGCTAGTCCGCGCCTTTGATGAGGCCATTGCGTGGCACTTGTCGCGGCTGGTGATGACCGATGATGAGGTTGACCAGCTCATGGCCAATGCTCGCAATCAGGCGTTTTGGATTGGCAACGTTGCGCAGCTGCGGCTTGTGCAGGATGTGTTTGACGAGATCACAAAAGGCATGCAGCAGGGCCTGGGATACAACGAATTTCGCAAGGCAGCAGCAGGCAAACTTGCCAGAGCATGGGGCGGAGCAAACCCGGCCCGTGTTGAGGTCATCTGGCGCACAGCTATCCAGACTGCATACAACGCAGGCAGATGGCGACAGATGGAGCAGCCAGCAGTCAAGCGCTTCAGGCCATTTCGCATGTATGACGCTGTACTGGACAGCCGCACCACACCCTATTGCAGGGACCGCGATGGCATAGTCAAGCCGGCCGACGACAACTGGTGGAACACAAACTGGCCGCCGCTGCATTACAACTGCCGCAGTGGTGTGCGATCGCTAACGCCAAGGCAGGCAATGCGCAAAGGCATAGCGCCTGCTGACCTAAAGATACCCGATGCACAAGGCAGCTTTGGCAACAGCCCAAGAGCGGCAGGCTTTGCCAATTGGAGACCTGAGCCAAAGGGCTATGATACAACGACATACAGTGCCTTGATTGCCAAGGCTGAAAAGGCAGGACCCGATGCCACTGGGACCATATGAGACATTCGAGGCATGCATGATTGACCAGCAAAGCAAGGGCTACGACGAAGAAACCGCAGGCAGGATTTGCGGCGAGATTGAAAAGCAAACCACCAAAGAGGTGGCCACAGTGCAGCTCATGATGCCCGAGATGGAGGATGTGGCAGAGCCCGCAGACTCGTTTCTCATTTTCCCAAAAGGGGCCATGAGCACCTCAAAGGGCGTCTTTGTGTTTGATGACGTGTCCGCGGCAATGGTGATGGCTGCCTATGAGCGGCATGGCATCAAGCAGCTGCCCATTGATTATGACCACGGAATGCTCGGCGGTCAGCCGTCTGCAGATAGCTCCAGCGCAGCGGGATGGTTTGTGCCAGCGGTCACAGATGATGGCCTAATGGCCACCAATGTCCAATGGACGCCAAAAGCAAAAAAGATGCTAAAGGACCGCGAATTTCGCCACTACAGCCCCGCTTTTGACGTTGATATGGGCGAAACTGTGGCCGTTATGGCCGGCGATGAGATGATGGAGGGACATCGGATTACTAGGCTAGTCAATGTGGCGCTGACTAACCTGCCTGCTACCCATGGGCAAATGCCGCTTGTCGCAAATGCCATCAACTGTGATACTAATAGCCACAAACAAGCGCCATCAGCGCAGCAAAAGGAACCCGCAAAAATGGAACTGATTAAGCTATTCGGCCTCACGAGTGAGGCAGAGGTGGCGCAGCAAGCAACCCAGCTATTGAGTGCGGTTGATGGCGCCAAAACGCTGGCCGACGTGTTGGCATGTATTAATGACTTGAAAGCTGGCGCAGCAAAAAGCATTGAGCTTGCGCAGCGAGTTGCGGCGCTCGAGGCCGAAAAAGCCGAAACCGAGCGGGATGCATTGATCGCAAAGCTGAGTGAGGATGGCAAGGCGCCACCGAGCATCCATGGCTTTTTGCGCACCCTGAGCATTGAGCAGGTCAAGTCTTTTGGCGAGTGTGCCCCGGTTGCTGGTGGCCACGTTGTCAATAGCGATGCAGTGCAACAAGAGATCATGCTGAGCGAGGATGACGAGCACGTCTTGTCGCTCATGCCAAATGTGTCGCGAGAGGCGTTCATCGCCGAGCGCAAACGCGAAACCAATAACCGCAACAAAAAGGCTGGATGACAAATGGCCGCACTTACTGACAACCGAGACACCGCCGAAAAGGCCTCCCCGTTTGCATTCCGCCACACCCGGCCGGTTGCTGCAGGCGTTTTGATTTACCAGGGCGCGCTTGTGGCGCTCAATGCCGCTGGCTTTTTGGAGCCTGTGACTGCCGCAGCTGGCCTCACCCCGGTTGGGCGTGCTGAAGAGCAGGTAGATAACAGCACTGGCGCTGCTGGCGATGCAAATTGCGACGTCAGGTCGGGCATCTTTGCATGGGAGAATGACCTCGTCGCACCTGTCGCATTGGCAGACACTGGTGCCGTGGTTTATGGCGAGGATGATCAAACCGTGTCGACCAATGCTGCCGTGTCGGTCGTTGGCGTCCTGTACGAATACGACGCTGTGCACAACATTGCTTGGGTTGCGACGCAATTCCCAGCTAGCAACTAAGGACAGAGAAAATGCTAATCACTCCCGCAGCAATCCAAACCCTGCAAACCACTTTTTCGACGCAATTTCATGCGGCCTATGGTCGTGCTGAGACCACTTGGCAGAATTATGCCACTATGGTTCCCAGCAGCACTCGCCAGAATGATTATGGCTGGATGGCCAAAATTCCCGCCCTTCGCGAGTGGTTGGGTCCGCGCGTCATTCAGAACCTGAGCAGCTATCACTACCAGCTAACAAACCGTCATTTCGAGCTGACCATCGGTGTGGATCGGGATGACATCGAGGATGATAATCTGGGCGTGTATGGCCCGCTGTGGATGATAATCTGGGCGTGTATGGCCCGCTGTTCGAGTCGATGGGTGAGCAAGCTGCCATGTGGCCCGATGACCTGGCCGTTGCCGCACTCGAAGGCGGTGGCGCAAATCTCGGCTTCGACGGCGTGCCGTTCTTTAATGTGGCACATCCCAGTTTGCTTGCTGGCGGTGCTGCGGTTGCGAACGACGTCCCGGCCACACCGCTGACTGCTGCCAACTATGAGGCTGTGCGATCGGCTATGTCGACCACCTTTATTGGCGAAGATGGCCGTCCGCTGGGCGTTCGTCCCAACCTGCTGGTGGTTCCACCCGCGTTGGAGCGCACTGCGCGCACCATCCTCGAGGCAGAGCTCATCCCAAGCGATGCTGGAACGTCGCCACAAACCAACGTGCTGCGCAACACTGCCACCGTGCTGGTCATGGAGCGGCTGCAGAACCCCGGTCAGTGGTATCTGATGGACACCCGTCGTCCCATCAAGCCGTTGATTTATCAGCTGCGCCGTGCTCCTGAGCTTAACAGCAAGACCGCACCAACTGATGACAACACGTTCTGGGATAACCAGTTTATTTGGGGCATTGATGCACGCGGAGCCGTTGGCTACAGCCTCTGGTTCTTGGCTGCTCGCGCTAACTGATAGCCATGGCGGTGCCTTATGCCACAATTGATGACCTGCGCAGCTTAGGCTTGCGCGGGAGGGCGCTGGAGGGTGTTGATCCCGCAGACATTGAGGCCCAGCTACTCAATGCCTCTGGGTTCATCGACACCTTCTTGCCCAGTCATTACAAGGCACCGCTAGTAGCGCCCTACCATCCGTCAATTGTGGAGGCCACCGTCGCCATCACCAGCTATCGCTTGCTTGGCTGGCGTGGCTGGAGACCAGGGCCGCACGACGAGGAAATTCGTGCGAGGTATCGCGATGCCATGCAGTGGCTTGAGATGCTCAGCAAGGGCTCTGTGTCGTTACCAAGCGGCTCAGATGGCACAACGCGAAATGAGGGTGCGCCGCAAGTGCAAACTGGTGGCGTGTCTCGCACAGCTGCATCACCTGACTATGCAGCAGGGGCCCGGCGCAATTGGTAGGGATCAAGATAAGCGGCGCCGCCGAGCTGGCTGCTCTGGCAGATAAGGTTGCCAGCGTGCCGTCAATCCTAAAGGCTGCGCCTCCGGTGTTGGCCGAGGAGTGTGTGAGCCTGGTGCGAGAGGGATTTGCCAAGGAGGCCGACCCCTATGGCAAGGGCTGGGCACCCAAAAAGGTGCCAGATGGCAGAGCTGTTGGCGTTGTTACCGGCGCGATGAAAGGCAGCACCCACGCTATCCACAGCGGCACCAGCTTTGGCGTTGGGTTAAGTGTGAACTATGCCCAATATTTTAACGCAAAGCGGCTTTTGGTACCTGATGCTGGGCGTGGTTTGCCTGCTAGCTGGGTGGCTGAATTCGAGGCAGTGATTGCAGACATGTTCGAGGCGGAGCTAGGCTGATGGCCTCGATTTTCAAGCAGATTGTTGATGGCATTCACGCCAAAACCGATCCACTTGGCATCTTGTATATCGGCATAGGCGACGCAGTTAACAGGCTGGCCGTCAGCTACGGCATTGGCAGGCTTGCCACCGAATTGCACGAAACCGTGCCGCACCTGGTGTGGATCCCCACTGATGGCACAATGTCAGCGCCGTCTAACATTGGCGGCCGCCCGCTGGGCCTGCCTGGTGGCACTCGCGATCGGTCTCTTTTGACAAGAGAACAAAACTGCCAGGTGCAGATTTGGGGCGGAAACTTTGAGCAGGCAGAGGTGCTGTGGCACAACACGCTGGCAGCGGTTTGGGCCTATTCGGCTGGCAGCGTTGAATTTGGCAGCCACAGCTGGGTCACGCAAACAGAGGCTGGCGCTGACTATTCGGCGCTTGGCGAGCTTGTGACGCAAGACATCACGTTGCACATACCAGTGCACGAGTCTGCCATTTCTGGCCTGCCGCTTACTGTGTTGGCAGCGCAGGATCACACAGGCATCATTGAGCTGCCCACAGGACCGGAGGTTGTTTGCTAATGTCCGAAACAAAGACACCGGAACAATGGGCCTTTGCCCTTGGTCAGTATAAAGTTGGGCCAAAGCCCAGGCGCATCAAGCAGCTGAGCTGGCAGCATAACGTGGCAGCAGTTGTGCATGGATGGGCTCAGCATGAGCACGATGCACAATCGCCAATGCAGTTGACCAAGTCAGCCTACCAGGGCGCAATTGATGCGGTTGAAAAGCAGACATCAGATGGCACGCTGAGGCCATGCGATGCAGCTCTGTCGCCATTTTGCAAGCTTCACAAGCCAAAGCCAAAGCCAAAGCCAAAAGCCACGCAAAAGGCAGAGCAGCAGCAAGGCTTGCCAGAGCCTACAAAATCAACATCACGCAAGAAAATACGACGGCGCAAGTCAGCGCCCAAAAAGGATGACTGATCATGCCGATCCCAGGTCAAAGCTTCACCATTCTGGATCCGGGCCTCGCTCTTAGTGAGCCAGCGCCATCGACACCAATTTACCTTGGCTGCTCGAGCCTTGGCGCCGTCAATACAATCATCAGCGTTAACAGCCCAGCGGCGGCAGTTGCTGCCCTTGGACAGGGCCCATTGGCTGAGGCTGTTTGCCATGCTCTTGCAGTTGCAGGTGGCCCCATTCTGGCCATGCCGCTGACCAATAGCGTGGCTTCTACAATTGGCGCTGTGACCGTCACACGGGTTGGCGCTAGCACTGGCGACATCACTACGGTGCCACCAGCCGGCTCGCCTCTGGACGCCTATGAGGTGCAGCTGCGCATTACTCAGTCTGGCAGCGTGGCTGCCGCAGACTTTGCTTTTGTATATTCGCTCGATGATGGCCGCACCGAGAGTGCAGAGGTCAATGTCCCAGTTGCTGGCACATTTACGATCCCAGAGACAGGCATCACCTTGACCTTTACCGATGGCGCTGGCCCAGACTTCTTTGAGGCTGGCGATGTGCACGAGTTTGACACCACCGCGCCCTACTACGGTGTTGCAGACGTGGCAGCCGGTGTTGCGGTGCTCAACGCCAGCGCAACCGAGTGGGCATTTATGGCGCTGATTGGCCAGCCTGCCAGCGCTGCTGCTGGTGTGGCGATGTTTGCCGCACTTGATACCCACATGACAACCTTTGAGAACAACTTCCGATTTGTTCGCGTTGCCATGGATGCAGGCAATGACACCACCGCAAACATCATCGCAGCTTATGCAGCGGTAAGCTCAACGCGAATCATGGCCGTCTATGGCGACGCAGACACGGCCACCAGCAAGCCCATCCCTGGGTGGGGCGTGCCAAAGATGAGCGCTGTTGTGCCTGTTGCAGCTCGAGCCACAGCATCACTAATCTCCACCGACCTAGCGCGCGTCGCATCTGGCCCGCTGACGGGTGTGGTTGAAATCAGCCATGATGAGTTTTTCGATGATGTGTTAGACCAGCATCGCATTGCGACACTGCGCAGCCATCTGGGTCGCCAAGGCTTCTTTGTGACCCGTGGCCGGCTCAAGTCCAACCCTGGATCTGACTTCACCGATTGGCAGCTTGGCCGCATCATGGACGTTGCGTGTCGTGAGACCTTCATTGGTCAACAGGCGTTCTTGAATATCGGCGTTCGCACTCAGGCAGGCACAGGCTTCATCGATGAGCGTGATGCACAGCGACTTGAGACGCAGGTAGAGGGCAGGCTACGTCAGCAGCTCACGCAGCCCATCAATGCCGAGGGCAGCCCTGGCCAGGTGAGCGCATTGCGCTACGCCATTGACCGCACAAATAACATCGTGGCAACCAGCACACTGCTTTCTGAGGTGGCTATCCAGCCTCTTGGATATGCTCGATTTATCACAACCACCCTGGGCTTTACCCTCATCGCGCAGGCTGCATAGGACTTTGACCAATGCCAACAAACTATCCCCTAATCAACGGCGTAAAATTCGATTGGTCCAGCATCGAAATCAGCCTATCTGGTGGCATTTTCACAGGCTGCACCGAGCTGGCTTATAAACAGACCCGAGAGGTTGGTGAGGTATACGGTACCGGAGCAGAAAAGCTGGCCCGCACCCTCGGCCAGCTGAATGCCGATGGCACCATTGCCATGTACCGCCGAGA